GAAGAAGGAATGCACGGTAAAAAGAAGAAGGAAGAAGAATACGAAGAAGAGTCTGTCCAAAAGGAAGAAGCTCCTAAGATTAATATTCCTAAAACTAAAGCCGGCACAATTCAAGCTGCTGTAGATATGCTCAAAGCTGCTAAAAAAGAAGATGCCCAAAAGCTTTTCGCTAAAATGATTAAAGTTTCTGAAGCAGAAGAAGAAGATTCTTTAAAATCATCTAAAGATGCAGAAAACCAAGTTAAACCTAAATCAGCAAAAGCACCAGTCGCTACAGGCGCAGGTGATAAGCATGGTGAAGTGGTTAAAGCTAAGGTTGAATCTGTAGATTTTGATGAGGATTTAGATATTCTTATTGCTGAAGAGGCTACATTGTCTGATGGCTTTAAAGAAAAAGCTGGAACAATCTTCGAAGCGGTGTTAACTTCTAAATTAACACAAGAAGTAGACAGACTAGAGTCTGAATATGCTTCAAATCTTGAAGAAGAAGTAAAAGAAATCAATGACGACTTAGTAGAAAAAGTAAATGCTTACTTAGACTACGTAGTAGAAAATTGGATGAAAGAAAACGAATTAGCAGTATCTAACGGTTTACGTACAGAGATTGCTGAAGAGTTTATGACTTCACTTCAACAAGTGTTCAAAGAACATTATATCGAAGTTCCTGAAGGTAAAGTTGACTTAGTTGATGAACTCAACGAACAAGTCACTGAGCTCGAAGAAACTTTAAACAAAACCACAGAAGATAACGTTAAATTACATTCTGAAGTTTCTGATTACAGAAAACAAGAAATCGTAAGAGAACAATCTTCAGGGCTTGCAGAAACTGAAGCTGAAAAACTAGCATCATTAGTAGAAGATGTAGAATTCGAAGATAGTGAAACTTTTGAAACAAAAGTAAAAACTATCAAAGAGTCTTACTTCAAAAGTGAAATAGTTGAATCAGTGGACGAAGTAGATAGTTTACTTGGTGAAGAAAATGCTGATGAATCAGTAGTTTCAGAATCAATGGCTAGATATACTCAAGCTATTAACAAACACATTTCTTAATAAAGGGGAAAAAAATGTTTAATGCAGACGCAAACTTAATGGAAAAATGGGGTCCTGTTCTAGACCATGACGGTGTAGACCCAATATCCAATAAATACAAAAAAGCTGTCACAGCTAGATTGTTAGAAAACCAGGAAACTGCCCTTCAAGAAGAGAGAGCTCAAGCACAAGGAAATTTCATTTCTGAGGCTGCAGCTGCTAACAATATTGGTTCAGGTTCAGCACCGAATAACATCGGTACTTTTGACCCAGTATTAATCTCTTTAGTTAGAAGAGCAATGCCAAATTTGATTGCTTATGATGTAGCTGGTGTCCAACCTATGAGTGGACCAACTGGTTTAATCTTCGCAATGAAATCAAAATACAGTTCTCAATCAGGAACAGAAGCATTCTTTAATGAAGCTGATACTGATTTCTCAGGAACTGGTACTCATCAAGCTGACCCAACAGGGTTAAGTGGCGTAACTGATGCAGACACTGACGCAACTATTGCTGACGAATCTGACACAGTCTCAACATTCGGTTCTGGTTTATCCACAGCCGCTGCTGAAAGACTAGGTGTTGGTGAATCAGGAGATGGTTCATTCGGTGAAATGGCTTTCACAATCGAGAAAGCTACTGTCACAGCTAAGTCAAGAGCTTTAAAAGCTGAGTACACAATGGAATTAGCACAAGACCTTAAAGCAGTTCATGGATTGGACGCTGAAGGCGAATTGGCTAACATCCTATCAGCTGAAATATTAGCTGAAATCAACAGAGAAGTTGTAAGGTCTATCCTTAAAACTGCTAAAATCGGTGCTTTACAAACATCTACTGCTGTAAGTGGTATTTTTGATGTTAACACTGACTCAGACGGAAGATGGATGGTTGAGAGATTTAAAGGCTTAATCATGCAGATTGAAAGAGAATGTAATGTTATCGCTAAAGAAACAAGACGTGGAAAAGGTAATTTCATTATCTGTTCTTCAGACGTAGCTTCAGCTTTAGCAGCTGCTGGT